GGAACTACAGGAGCATACACTGTTCAATTAAAAGCAGCATCGGGTTCAGGGGCCACGGTCACTTGGGCAACGACTGATAAAGGTTGGAAAATAGCATATGCCGATGGTGTTGCAACAAACACAGGTGTTTATGACACAGGTTTTTCAACAACAGATGGAGATGTAACTCTTACAGGAACACAAACTTTAACCAACAAAACTTTAACAGCACCTAAAATTGGAACTTCAATTTTAGATACAAACGGTAATGAATTATTTTTATTAACAGCAACAGGTTCAGCAGTTAATGAATTAACTTTTGCTAACGCAGCAACTGGAAATGCACCCTCATTTACAGCAACTGGAAATGACACTAATATTAGTATTAATTTAGTGCCAAAAGGAACTGGTGAAGTTCAAGCAAATGGTAGTGGATTAGCAACAACAGGAAAAGCTATTGCAATGGCAATGATTTTCGGATAATATAACAACATAGGAAATAAAAATTATGGCAAATCCAAATATAGTAGCAGTCACAAATATTCTAGGTGGTAATCTTGGTTGGAATTTAACAGCTACAGCAACGACTACTTTAGTAACAGTCGCTGCAGAAAAAATTTTAAAAATAAACAGAATCACAGTTGCTAATGTTGATGGCACAAATGCCGCAGACGTAAGTTTATACGTTGACGGTTTAACAACAGCCGGTGCAACAGGACTCTCCGCAACAGGAGCAAGTGCAACAGTGTATTTAGCAAAAACAGTCTCGGTTCCCGCTGACGCAACGTTAGTATTATCAGACACGCCCATCTATTTAATGGAGGGTGATATATTAAAAGGTGGAGCTAGTGCAGCGAGTGATCTAGATTTATTTATTTCATACGAAGTATTAGACGACGTGTAGGGAGATAATTAGCTATGGCAAATGGCGGAATTATTGGACCCACTCAGACGACAAGTAGAGGCGACTCTATAACATCAATCAATGCAACTGGAAATTATTGTTCACCAGGTTTTGGACCAGGTACTGGGAGCGTATTAATAGTATCCGGTGGTGGTGGAGGCGGAGGCTATGGTGGCGGTGGTGGAGCCGGCGGTCTTAAAATAACAAATTGTCATCCTATACCCGCTAGCGCTGTTCCAGTAACAATTGGTGGCGGAGGCGGAGGAGGAACAGGATCTCCAGGTGCAAGAGGAGGAACAGGAACAGCTTCAACTTTTGGATCACCAACACCTTTATCAACAACAGGCGGAGGCGGAGGAGGAACAGGATCTCCTAGTCCAAATTCTATTGGTAATGGTTTACCAGGTGGTTCTGGTGGTGGTGGAGCAGGACATAATGTATCTCCACTTGCAGCTGGATCAGGAACTTGTGGTCAAGGAAATGCTGGAGGAGCTGGAAGAGGGGACAGCGGAACACCTCATACTGCAGGTGGCGGTGGAGGCTCAGGTGGAGCTGGAACTGCAGCTGTAGGATCTCCTAACACAGCAGGTCCTGGTGGACCAGGTACAGACGTAACACCTACTTTTGGTTCAGGACTTGGTAACTGTGGAGTTTATGGTGGTGGTGGCGGCGGAGGCCGAGGTGGTGAAGGTGGATGTGGAGGACCTGGTGGTGGTGGAAAGGGAGAAATTACAGGTGCAGGGCTTCAACCTTGTAATCCTGGTACAACTAACACAGGTGGTGGTGGTGGCGGTGTTCATGGAGGAGGTCCTGGTGGTATAGGTGGGTCAGGTATTGTAATAGTAAAAGAGCCCGGAGCAGGTGCTTATCAAGCACCAGGAGTTTGGGATATGAACACAGTATATGATAATGTTAAAAATGGTACTTGGACTAATTAATAGACAAATACTTTATTATAAAGTATAAACAAACTTTAAGGAGAAAAAAATATGGCACATTTTGCAGAATTAAAAACAAAAGTAGATCCAACAGGATTCACAACTGATACTCATCAAGTTGTTGAAAGAGTTGTAGTTGTAGGAAACGATTGTGTTCCTTCAGACATGCACGCTGATGGTGAAACATGGTGTGTTAATTTTTTCAAAGGTGGAACTTGGAAACAAACTTCTTATAATCACAATTTTAGAAAAATGTATGCAGGTATAGGCATGGTCTATGATCCTGTTAAAGATAAATTTTTAAGTCCACAACCTCATGCTTCATGGTCACTTGATGCAAGTGATGATTGGCAAGCACCAGTTACATACCCAACAGATACAGGAACAGAAGAGTCTCCTAAATTTATTTCTTGGGATGAAGATAATCTAAGATGGACTGCAAAAGATAATTCAGATCCAGTAAACAATTTCAATTGGGATGCGTCAGCGCTAGCTTGGGTATCCGCATAAGGAGAACTAAGATATGGCCACTAACGGCGGAATAATCGGTAAATCAAACAGAGCTTCTTTCGGGAAGGGCACGGTTACATCTACAACAGCCACAGGATGTTTAACACTACAACCAGGAACAAGACAAATTCAAACTTTACTTGTTAGTGGTGGTGGAGGTGGTGGAAAAGCATATGGTGGTGGAGGTGGTGGCGGTGGCTATAGATGTGTTACAAATATTCAACTATCAACTAATAGTGTTTCAGTTGTTGTAGGTGGTGGAGGTGCAGGTGCACCTGTCCCGAGTGCTAGCACTAATCCAGGAACAACTGGATGTGTATCATCTGTAACTGGAATTTGTGGAACTTTTGCATCAGTTGCAGGTGGAGGAGGTGGAGGACAAGCTCAACTAGGGGTTACTGGAGGATCTGGAGGAGGATCTGGAGGTGGTCAAACTGGAACACCATGTTCAACAGCTTGTCAAGGTAATCCCGGAGCAGCAGGATCAGGTAGTCCGGGACCTGTTAATGGTTATTTAACTGGTGGTGGTGGAGGTGCTGGAAGTGCAGGAAATAGATCAACTTTAGGAAACAATCCAGGTGGACCTGGAGGCAATGGATCAAGTTCGTCCCCTTTATCAGCTACAGTTTATGCAGGTGGAGGAGGTGGGGGTGGATCAATAGATGGTGGAGCTAGTGCAGGAGGAACAGGTGGACCAGGTGGTGGTGGAGCTGGAGGACCTTCTAATTCACCAGGAACAGGTAGTGCAGGATCAACTAACACTGGTGGTGGTGGCGGTGGAGGTGGTGGTTGTAATACTTGTGCAGCACCTACAGGTGGAGGAAATGGTGGATCAGGAATCGTGGTCGTAAAAGAATTAAACAGAGCAAGTGGTGTGTGGTCAATGCAATCACAATTTCAAAATATTAAACAAGGAACATGGCCCGATGGAACACTTATAGAAGCATTAGGTGTAAACGTAGATTATATGGTAGTCGCTGGTGGTGGTGGAGGTAGTTCAACAAATTCTGCAGGAGGAGGCGGTGCTGGTGGTTATCGTGCATCAGGTTATGGGCCAAGTCCATTACGAGGAACTACTGTATCTGCATTATGTACAAACACTACTTATAACATTACAGTTGGTGGTGGTGGAGCTGGGGGTCCTGCTGGAGAAAATTTTGGGACTAGTGGATCAAATTCAGTTTTTAATGTATGTGGTGTAGAAGATTCAACAAAATATACATCGGCAGGTGGTGGAACATCACCAACTTCTTGTGTAGCAGCGCCCAATAGAGCAGGAGGTTCAGGAGGAGGTGGAGTTAGTGCATATGCAGCTGGAGCAGGTAACACACCCCCAACAAGTCCTTCTCAAGGAAATCCAGGTGGAGCTGGAATTCTTAATCAAGGAGTGGGTGGTGGAGGAGGTGGAGCTACCGCTTGCGGATCCGCTGCTCCAGGACCAACTGTAGGTGGAGCTGGTGGAGCTGGTGCACCCAATACAATTTTAGGACCTGATACAACATACGCTGGTGGTGGAGGAGGCGGTACTAACGCAGCATCAGGTGCTGGAGCAGGTGGATCTGGTGGTGGTGGAGCTGGTGGTGCGCGTGCTAGTGGTACAGCAGGTACACTTAATACAGGAGGAGGTGGAGGAGGTTCGGGAAGAACACCTGGTGTCACTAACAATTGTGGAGGAGCAGGTGGTAAAGGAATCGTAATTTTAAGATACCCTACTGCAATCACAGGAACAATTTCACCGGGATGTAACGTAATTGCATGTGCTCCATGTAGTACTAAAACTGCTAAATTCATAGCAACAGGAACTATTAGCTGGACTAAATAATTTCAATTCTCTTTACTCTCTATTTAAATATTCTCTTTACTCTCTATTTAAATTAAGATATAACATATGTATAAAGACATATGAATTTAACAAATTATTATTGGTATTTTAAATCAGCCATTCCAGAACGTATCTGTGATGACATAGTAAAATATGGTCATCAACTGCAAGATCAAATGGCAGTCACTGGTGGTTTTGGTAATGGTAAAAAATTAAATAAAAAACAACTTATAGATTTAAAAAAGAAAAGAGATTCAGATATTGTTTGGATGAATGACAGATGGATTTATAAAGAAATACAACCCTATGTTCATCAAGCTAATGCATCAGCTGGTTGGAATTTTCAATGGGACTATTCTGAATCTTGTCAATTTACAAAATATAAAAAAGGCCAGTACTATGATTGGCATTGTGATGGTTGGGATCAACCTTATCAAAGACAACAAGGAGATCCTTCACATGGTAAGATTAGAAAATTATCTGTAACAGTTAGTTTATCTGATCCAAAAGATTATAAGGGTGGAGAACTAGAATTTGATTTTAGAAACTTAGACCCTGATAAAAAACCTAATATACGTAAGTGCACTGAGGTATTACCTAAAGGATCTTTAGTTGTATTTCCTGGTTTTGTGTGGCATAGAGTATGTCCAGTTAAAAGTGGAGAAAGAAACAGTTTGGTTATCTGGAATTTAGGATACCCATTTCAATAAAGGAGAAATATGAAAAAGAAGAAAAAAAGAATTAAAAAAAAAATAAGTCAAAAAGAATTAGATATAATATCCTGTGGAAGTTCTGAAACATTTCCTACACAATTAAATAGGGAGGATTATTTTAAATGTCCTGTTTGGTTTGCAGATGCACCACGGTTCGTTGATGATTTAAATAAAGCATCAGATAAATATATAGAAGCGTCTAAGAAAAATTTAAAACCAGCAATCGATAAACGTAATAAAAAGTTCGGTGATAAAGGAGACATGGGTCATGTATTCCATTCTACATCTTTAATTGGAGATCCTGACTTTTTAGAATTACAAAATTACATTGGCGCAACAGCTCACAACTTATTAATTGAAAT